CAACTTTCGGAAAGCACCTTTCTTAACCACACCTGTATAGCTGAACACTTCTTGCGATTGTGCTACTTTCCAAGTATAGGAGTAAGGAGCACCCGCACCCAATCCCATCCCTGCCGGAATAATTCCGCCGTTAATGGTCATATCAGTAACCGATATTGTTACAAACGTGTTAGTGTTTACTGGAGCACTTCCACCAAGACCTGAAACAGTCAGTGTACCCGCAACAATTGCAGTGATAAGTCCTGTACCAGTAGCAGGTCCACTTGTAAATACAATGGAATCTCCAACTTCCGTATTAACCAGTGTAGAGGTTATAATACTTGTTAAGGTTGATGATCCTGTACCTACTACGCCTGATCCACTAGAAGCACTTGTAACAAAACCATCGGCTGCGGCTGGTGCTATTCCGCCAAGACCGGATACTGTCAAAACGCCTGTAGAGCTAATGGCCGTAACTACTCCCGTACCGGTAGCATTTCCACTACCACTTGTGAAGTTGATTGTATCGTTTACAAAAGTGTTAACTAACGTAGAAGTAGGAATATTCGTAAGAGTAGGTACGCCGCTCGCTGTTCCCGATCCGTTGATAACCCCGCTTGTTGCGAGCAAAGCATTGTTTACGTCCAGAATTTGCGTAACCTTCAAGAAGCCTGGGAAAAGTTGGAAACACTTTTCAGGGGTAAGTTCCGCCGTAATAGAACCTCCTGCACCCGTTCGTCCGATAGCAACCTTTCTAGGCCGCGCACGTTGATTTGAAAGTGCATTACCGAAAATGTCTTGTGCTTGCTGAGTAAGCCCAATTGAGTCTGCGTCAAGGATAACTGAACCCTTAACCATTGTTCCTTCTGATGGCTCAATTCCAAAAGCGAAGTAACTTTGCGCTCCAACCGCTTGATAGCGATACGGGTTTGCGCTTGAGTCCATTTCATTAGGAAGCAATGTGACAACTGTAAGAACCGGAGGATACCCCACTCCTGCATTTGTCGGTCCCGCCACTGAAGCGGTAGCTGTAGTAGCTAGGGTGTAGGTTACAAATGTATCTCCTGCGGCTGGTGCTGAACCAAGTGCTCCTACTGTTAAAACACCTGTAACACTTATTGCAGAAATAACAACTACTGTGCCAACTGCGGCTCCGCTTGTGAAGGCAAGGGACTGCCCATTAACTACGTTTGTTAATGAAGAAGTAGGAATACTTGTGGTTGTTGGCGTTCCACTTGCAACACCCGCTCCATACACGATAGGATTTAATGGGCGAATTTCAATGTTAGCTGCCCCGTTGGGAGATGTTCCTTGTGAAATCAGCCGGGAGGGAATAACAGAAAGTCCATTATATCCAACTGCCGATCCTGAAGGAAGCAATGGACGTTGCGCTGAGTTGATTTGGAAACGATAACCTGTAGGGTTGTTGTTTGCGGCAATATTCCAGTCTGCCACGGCAGGAGTTGCAGGAACTAGATAGTTCGATCCCCAAGCCACAAGGTCTGTAGGAACCGCGCCGTTTGCAGTTTTTACTACACTAAGTTGAGTAGCGACGATAAGTTCGGTAGCACCAATCGTGTGCGTGTCGAAGGTAAGAAGCGCGTGCGTTTGCCCACCAAGACCCCCAGGACCAGCTGTACCGGCTGTACCACCAACAACAACTGCGGTTCCTGCCGCCCCTGTAGTTGTTCCGTTAGAACTTATTGATGAGGTTGAGGCTACAAAATTGTAAGTCTGCATTAATCGTTATCCTTTGTGTTTAATTCGTCGTCTGAAACTTGGGGAGCAAGGGGAGAACTTGGAGTTTGCCAAGTTGAAGTCTTGTTTGTTACTGCCTCTGGTGAACCCTCGGCTTCTGGCCTTGTTACTGGGTATCCCACAAGTTCAGGGTATTGGTCCGATACATCCTTGAAGTCATTACTCAACACCAAACGCCAATAATCTTGCTCACTTGTAATAAGAGTTGGAACCTTAGCATCGAACACCGATTGTCCTGAAGTCAAAGGTTCGTAAAGATGGGTACTTGAACCGCCTACATATTCGACTATCTTGCGAAACACTTAAACAGTGTACAACATCAAAATGATGCAGAAAATTCACCCATTGTTAGCAGGTGAAATTGAGATAATTGCAACCTGTCTTGCGTATTGATCGCCGGTACTCTGCATCGCGGAATAGAAGTTTGTTTCAACGTCTCCTATCGTTGTGAAATTATTAACGCCATCCATTAGAAACATGCATACAACGGCCTCCACTTGGTCTGTGAGCGTGTATAAATCCAAAGCAGCACTTCGATAAGAAGCGGTATTAGAACCCGTCACAAGCGGAGATTCTACCATTATCTCAATCTTTGATTCCTTTCCAAACGCCGCAAGCCCTGCGAGTTGAGCACCGTTCAATCTTCCAATGTTTCGTTTCGCGCTGTCAATATATGTCGTAACTTGAAATAGCTCTGTATCTCCCGCAACTGTATCTTTATCAAGAAAGAACACTTTAGTTTCTCCTGTCGAAAGAAGTGGACCGCCGTAAATATGGCAAGTATCCCCAGGTGCCGGTGCATACTCTCCGCGCAACGGCTCAATCAAAACGCACCCAATATCATTTGCCGCGTGTGTAGCGACGATGGATCGCATTCCAAGCATCTTCCCTGATGTAATTTCCATAACGCCTAATTGTGCTTGGTTAGCTGTTCCGTAGGGAAGTGTAGTTGTAAATGCTACATTCTGATTCGATAATGAAAGAATAGTTAATGTACCTGAATCGGCTATGGGATTCTGAATATACTTATTCATGGCTTGGGATAGCTGCCACGCCGTTTGCATGGAGTTCATTAGCTTTTAGACCCGAACTTTTTGTTCCAGCGTACTACTGCCCTATCCACTATCTTTTGCAAATCTCCTTCTGCCGACAAAACTGAACCTGTAAAATAGTATATCCCTTTTCTGGTTACTGTACGCATTCTTTCAAACTTTCCAGTTCTCCACCAAGGAAACTTCATAAGCCCATGCATTTGTGTTGTTTCTTCTTTCGGCTTATCGTACATGGAAGCGTCGGGCCTTCCCCTACCTGCTCGCATTGTAACCGTATCTCCTGTTACTCTTGATTCAAACAAATCATAAAGGCGTACCCCACCATAACGGTAATCACTTCCACCACCACCGGACGGATACATAGCACTTAAATCTTTGTTAAGAGACAGCCGAATACGCATTCTCCAACGTACTTCCTTAGCGTATTCTTCAAGAACGAATGTTCGAAGTTCTTGAAACTCTTTACCTACAACGCCGCTGTCCTTAAACATATCGTCTAGTTGCTGATCGAATCCTTTTATGTCTGCCGTAACTTCAGTTATTTCCGTAAACTCGGGCATTAGTTTGTACTCACTTTAGCTTGATCTTTTCGAGCAAGTTTCATAACCTTTTCTCTTGAGCCTGGATAGCTTGGATAGATAAATTCCATGACATATTGTTCCGCATTCGCAAGTACATTCCATCCTTTTGTATTTACGTTTAACTCCGCAGTCACAACTACGTACAGACCCGGCACAATCAACGCATCTTGCACCTGCGTAGGTGTAAATGTAAGCAAAAACATACTAGCTCGTTTGCCTCTATTTCCCTCAGACAATGATTCCTTGTCGAATCCAATAAGCTGTAAATGTCCTGATAGCCCGGATACAATAGTGGCATCGGGATTGTTACGCATCATTTGCGAATCGTAGGTAGTTCCTACTAAGTTGAACCTTACATTAACAAGCGGAGTAAGTGTTGTAAGCCCCACACTAAGTAACTCCTAACATTTGCGAGTTCACATACGGTGCAAGTAGTTGAGACGCTGTAGTGGGCACGATACTTACTGCTAGATTTTGCGAATAGGTTCGTCCTTGTGATGCCTCTCCCATCAAAAATTCATTGTACTGACGAGCGTTAAATAGGTGTTGAACAATCATTGCCGTAGCGAGCGCAACCCCGTTTGGAATAAATGGATAGCCCCAGTTTCCAGTTATTTGAATGTTCCCTTCTCCCCAAGGAAAGATACCGGCTATCGGACCTTCGATACCTGTTAAATCCCAACGCTCTATCCAACGATACGCACCGTCTTTTGCATTGTTTGGTTTTAGTACGCAGTCGGGGAATGTATAAACAACCGTATTGTTGTCGGTAATATCTACTTGAGCTACCGTTGTAAGAGATTGAATATAGTGTGGCGGGAATATAGCGTTTGTTCCCATTCCGCTGAAATACTTTGTTGCCCCTGTTTCTTGAACAAAAGTTGTTTGACAATAGGCATCTACTAAATCTTCGGCTGTACCTAGAAATAGATCAATGTCCGCCAAACTTCCTGTGTCTGATGGATCGTATCCGAGGAAGCTGGCTACCGCTGTGTCGGCGCAATAGCCCTTCAATGGCACTTACTCTACTTATCTTCCTTTGGAGGTCGTCCTGGCCCTTTCTTTACTCCTTCGGTTGATTCTTCCTTTGTACCTTTATCAAGGGCTTCCTGTGGGAAATTAGGGGCATAAGGTGTATACGGACGAACAATGCCTTCTTTGACAACAGAATCGGCCCAGGCTTCATCTTCAATCGCTTCTACGTCTTCACGCATTGTAGCAAGCAAATGTTCTGCAAATTCCGTATGAATTATAGCGTACATCTCTGGCTTAAAATCGGATAAGGTTTGGTGGGACTTATTGGCAAGTGTAAATACGGCATTAATGTATGCATCGTATTTGCCTGTGTTTTTGATTGCTCTATACATTAGGTTTATTGTACCTTAAAAAGAAAAGCCTCCGCAGTTTCCCGTGGAGGCCCTTCAATTTTTTTGCAGCTTAGCTACTAGCTCGCTGTGATCGCAATCAATCGACCTTCGGTTGGCTCTGTGTTCTTGAACATTTTGTTGAAGTCAAGTCGCATAGAAGCAAGGATAGCCCGCTGTTGTGAGAGGATTTGTCGTTCTGATTCGATTTTCATAACCATTCGGTCAGCGAACGCGTACGCCCACTTGTGGATGACTAGAAGTTCAGTCAGGTTGCTTACACCCGATGATCCGCCAACAACTGTTCCGTTTGTGAAGTATCCCTTGTTATCTTCGTTTTCGTAGATACGTGGGCTAACAATCAGAGGAATGTTATCTAGCCGTGCCAGTTCACCCTTCATAATAGTAGCATTCAGTCCATACTTTTCAAGAGTCGAAACTTCAGGGAAAGCTAGGAACTTCGCGTATGTTCGCGGAGAGATAACTGAGAACAGCATGTCCGGGTTGACTCCGTATTTGTTCATCTTCGACCGTGTGTTCAAGAAGTCCGCTCGTGCGATTGTTCCACTTGAAGTTACGGTTGCCGCTGTCAAGGCTTGCTTTCGGATACCGTCCCACATGTATCGTGCATCCACGACACCTGTGTTTAGTCGAATTCCGTCGCCCGCATCGGCTGAGTTTGCCCATAGTCGGTTTGTATCTGTTCCCTGGTTGTCAAGATCGTTCAGCGAAGCATTTCGGCTACCGTTGATAACTGCATCTTCAATTCCATCAGCCGCACCATACGCAAGGTCTGCATAAGTCGCTTCAAGAACCGGGATAACACTATCCTGTTCAAGTTCGTCTGACAGGAAAGTTAGGACTCCATACTTCTTAGCATGGAACGCAACGTTACTTGTTCCCATGTACGAAGGAATAGGAGCGCCACTAATCTGTGTAGCGAAGAAGTGAGCAACCGCTGTCGCTTCGTTCATACAGAAGCCGCGAGTTCGGCTTGTTCGGATAGGTACCGTGAACGTAGGCCCAGTAGCAGTAAACCGCTGGAAGTTTCCAGCAACATCTAGTGCAAGCCATACATCCTGATACAAGTTCCGAGAAAGAATTTGCGCAGGTACCCAGTCAGAACCTTGTCCTGAACCAGTAGAGTCCATAACGTTGTTGATTGCTCTTTCAACGTATTCGATACCCGGAAGTCCTTCCTTCTGAAGCTTTTCAAAACAGGCTTTAACCGTAATCGGGTCTACACGAGGTTCGTCAGGATTAGTTGGGTTGTGCTGAACACCCCCAACACCGGCAACATAGAGTCCTAGAAGGTCAGATGCCTTTCGTGCTAGATTCTTTTCTTCATACTTAGGATCGTTCTTTGAGATAGGGGCCTGAAGCGCCTTCTTAAATTCTGATCCTTCTAGAAGAGTTAGAGCATCTTCTGCGCCTAGCGCATTTGTAAAATCTGCCGCAATCTTAAGACGTTCGGGGTCATTTACTTCCAAACTCTTGTATGTCTTATATGCGTTTGATGTTGCGTAAGCTTCAAATGCTTCCGCTTCATATTCTTTGGTCTTTTCCTCGATAAGTGCCCCAGCCGCATCTTTCATCGACTTTGAAACTTCAAGGATGGCATCTACGGTATTTTCAATCGTGTCGATTGACATTCCCTTTTCGATACCGTTAACTAGGTGAGCGCGAGCTTCCTCTACGGTAAGTCCCTTTTCCTGCGCAATAGTTGCGAAAACTCCACCGAGTTCTTCGGCGGTTACGGTTGGCTTTGTTTTGTCCATTTTGTTCTTCTTGCTTTAGAAGTTTAACTTTCGCGCAGGTCCGCCCGTGAAATTCGTTAGCATTGTAAATGATAACAGAAGTTAATTCCATAGAAAAAACTTCTGTCATTACAGCTTAGATTTTTTATTACCAGAGACGTTTGCTGAACATTTTGTCCAGATTTACTTTACGCTTAGGCGAATCAATAGGAGCAAGTGTTGAAGTGTCTGTGAACTTCTTAAGTGTTTCCTGTGCCTTGGTTGCTGTGTTCAATCGTTCAAGGTCGGTTATTCTTCGAACACTATCCTTTTCTACTAGATAGGGTACTCCTGTCTTTTCAAAAAATCCTTGTGCAGTCTTAGCATATTCTGAAATAGCTAAAGCACCCTTATCCTTAGTGTGTCCTATGATTTTTCCGTAACGAGTTACATCTTCATCCAGCCACTTAACGAACAGACTCTTCTTTTCCTTAGTAGCAGAATCTCCCTTCGGAGCCTTCAACCCTAGACGACTAGCAATTTCAATGATTTTTTGTCCTACAGCCGCAGGGTCGTCTGCATGTCCACGTAAATCCCAAGCATTGTCAACATCTTCTTGATCTTCAATCGGGAACGACTTATGAGGACCGGCAAAATGTTCAGCAGGAATCTTATCAATTTCCGCCTTAGTTCGCTGACGCTTTTCATTCCAGAACATGCCTTTCTTTCGAGTAGGTTTACCATCTGTGTCATCGTCATCGTGATTGATACCGTCTTTCGATACAGCGTCTACTGCGGCATCGGCAATATCATAGTAATTCGTTTCTGTCGCTGCAACTTCTGTGTCATTGTCCGAGGTTAGCAAATCAGGGTCTTTATCCGTTTCCGTATGGGTTGCACCTTGGACACGTTCAATTACTACTTCCCCGTCCTGTTTCATACCGAGTTGCATAATCATTCCATCGCAATCATCGTCATCTGTAGTAGACGATGCCTTAGCTTGGAGAATAGCTAGTAGTTGCTGAATCAATGCAAAATCATCTACATCGTCATCGTCACAATCACCAAACGCATCTACACGAATACTAACATCCGTCATCAGGTACTTTACAAGTTCGTGTACTTCAGGAGTAACCTTAGCCCATTCCTTAGTTGCTGCGTCTCCTGATCGGAAGAATCCGGCAAGAGCTACAACGTTTTCCTTAGCAATCAGGTTCTTAACCATTAGGTCTTCCCCTTCGTGAAAAGCTACTTCATTGTAATGTACATCTTCAAGCTTCCACGCCGGAACATCGGCTAATGATTCACCTGTCTTTTCATAGGTTGGAAATTCCTTATCAAGTACCTTGTATGCTTCTTGCAATCGCTTAACGATTCCAAGCTTAACATCTGCATCGAAAGTTGCTCCACCTTTAGCACCAAGCACCTTGGCAGTCGCGGTTACAACATCTTCCCAGTCATAGTTGAATCCCTTAGCTGTTTCAAATCCAAGCTTGAATAAGTATTTATCCTTTGAACCGTTTTCTCCGGGGATTACCGCTGCGTGTGTTAGTTCACTCGGCTTAGCGTTCTTAGCAATCTCTCCTTTAGGATCGTATGCCTTTTCGACGTGCGTAGTTGCCTTCAGACGCGCAAAAATCGGAGCAAGATTGTTCATTTTACTGGTGTCTATAATCGTACCGCCCTTTGCTACCATAGGAATTTTAGCGTATTCGGCAGGTACTACGAATTTCATAGCTTTGGTAATTAATCCACTATCGTATTGTTGCATTAATTCTGAAATAGACTTATACTCATACATTCCTTCAGAATTCAAAAGTTTTTGATTAACAGTAATTGATGTGCCGTTAGGATTCATTGCAACAGAAACAAGAGAACCTTCCACAAGGAAATTTTCCTGAAGAACACTTACGTTAGGATTTTCCGGGTGTGCTGCCCGACGAATATTGAAGAATCCTGCCGACTGTTGCTTGATTACTTCGTCCATAATAAGCAACGATAGAATATCCTTTACAAAAGGAATAGGTGTAAGCTGAATGTCTTCAAAAAGCAATCCTTGATTTGGCTTAGCTTCTGTATTACCGACCTTTCCAATAGGTACTTCTTTGTCATGGTTGTAGCAGTAGATTGGATTGGCCTTAAAATTACCAAGATGCTTAACCCAGGAATCCCACGGACAAATTTCCCCGGCTAAGTCTACGGCTTCTGTACTAACAAAACCGGTCATGGTGAGTCTGTCACCTTTCATTGCCTTTTCGACAATGGGCATGTATACTACCCGAAAATCATTATTCACGTTATCCATTTTAGCTTATTCCTGGTTATCCTTGATTAGCTTAACTACCCTAGATTCAAATGTATCGTCTAGAATATCCTCTGCGCTAGAGAAAAGTTTACGGATATGCGCGTATGTTAATTCTTTGGTAGCGTGTTCATCAATCATTTGTGCCTCTCCTGTGGCGGATTGATCGCGTCCACCCATTGAACCGGCTGCGGTCATTGACGGAGTAGACTTACCCCCTCCAGACGCGCTACCGTTCGCTACACCCTGCTTCTCTGAATTACCCGGCACTTGCACCGCTGTAATTCCGTTTTTGAGCATCCATACAGGAAGCGGTGTATTTCCAAACTCTGCAAACTCTCCCGTGTATGGTGGTTCTCCATTAGCAATCCTGACTTCATTGTAGGTGTTGCGTCCTGTGTTAGTAGCCGCTACGTCTGAGCGCATAATAGCAAAGTTCTGCCGCTTCAAAGCTGCGATACCTGAAAAATCGAATCGGCATTCTAGCTTCTTACTGCCCATTCTCTTAACAAGAGACTTGTCAATTTGTTGTTGTATTCTGTACAGCAACGGTTTAACTGTTGCATTCCAAAACATTTCTTCAACCTTTTCAATGTCCTTGGCGTTACCGTCAAACAAAGGATCGGGTGTGCCGTAGAGCATACGAATTGAATCGGTCGTATCGTTCATTACTTCAATAGCCGCTTGCTCTATTCCTGTGTTTGCGTTAACTGGTTTGAAATCTTGACCTTCCCGAAGAATCAAAGTTCTAAATGCATTGTTTCTACCGGTATACTCCGCTTCAAACTGACGACGAAGTTTCTTCTTTTCATCGTCCGACATGAGATTATCTTTCTCGCCTTGGAATTGAAGGATGTTACCTACACGAGCACCTTTATCGTACCAACGAGCTAGTAAGTCACGAGCCGACTTGTCTTTCTTGAGAGCAAACTCAATCGAGTTAAGCGGTACCATACCAATCAAATCATCAAAAGGACTGTTGTTCTTGATATGGATAACTTGGTTTTTGGCAAAGAAAATTCTACGACCGGCGCGTTGAAAAAGAAAGAAGTCTTCTCCACTCCCATGCTCACCAGGAACTTTCCAGGTGTACATAGGATTCGTTGTATAGAGCGAAAAATCCGTACCTGATTGTTCTCTCCATTGTGGTTCTGTAGGTTCTATGATAATATAGGCATTCCCATAGAGCAATAGAGAAAACATGATCTTGCTTACAAGGTCTGCTTGAGTAATGTCTTCATTAACCCACGATAATGCGGTTGCAGGAAATTCTCTTTCGACTACTGATTCGTCAAATATGTTTTCTTGAAGTGATCTTGCACGGTACACGCGAAGAGGCACTTGCATACCGTAGTTACAAATCTTATCAATACTAGCTTGAAGCGCCGGGACTTGCGCGTAGAAGAACGACGCATCAACAGGAATGATCGTTCCCTTGTACGGAATACCGAACGTAGTATTACGAAGTTCATTCGTTGATTGTTCGGGAAAGCCTTCACCGAGACTGTCCAACAAATTTACGAGGCCGCGTTCGTATTCCGTAGCGCCAGTTGGCGGCTTGGGTTTAGAGAATGCCCATCTAGCCCAATCAGTAACTTTGTTCGGCATTTAGCCTTCAGTTTACTTTGAAAAGACTGTACTTAGAAATCTGGCGGTTCGGGTGCGGATCGAACGCACACACCTTTTCAGGTGGAATGGTTAGCAACCATTTCTGATACCGTTACAGCACCGAACCAAAATTGGCGGACAGAGTGAGATTCGAACTCACGGAACCTTGCAGTCCTCTAGTTTTCAAGACTAGCGCCATAAACCGGACTCGGACACCTGCCCGAGTAGAGTATACCTTAAATCCTCGGGAAGTCCATCAACCGCAGTTGACAGACCTCCCTAACCATCCTATTCGTCAATAGGTTTCTCCGCCTTGGTTATTTGCGGCTGCTAAACCATACATATATTTCAACGCAGAGGACTTTTGCAGATTTCTATTAAATTGGTGTGTCAGACAGGATTCGAACCTGTGTGCTTCTTACAGTGGAGGGTTACAGCCTCCCGCCATCGACCTCTCGGACCACCGACACGTTGAATCAGTATACCTTAGCTGAAAATAAAATCTCGTTTGTTCCGTCGTGCTTCCCCATCTTATGAGGAACAAGTATTTCGTATAGAGGTAATTCTAATGTTTTCATATTTCAGCTATCAATTCTTTTGAATAGTCCACATCTTTAGTGTGTGCTACAAATCCTCTTCCATCTCCAAAATCAACACATCCAGAAAAGTAATAAAATAGTCTGTCTCCACTAACTTCTTTCATTCCTATCTGCACACCGTATTTGTATATGCCATCATCGCTATATCTTTTATCTTGTAATGAATGTTGCATATCCACGGCAATTGGATTTTGTAAGTATTCCAGCGCCCGAGAATAGAACAATTTAGTTTTTTTATCCTCTAACTCTTCTACACCCCAATAACAGGCTCGTCCGGTTGTGCGTGTACCTGGATGAATCCAATCATTCCATTGGTCGCAGCAAAGATCGACAGAAATACCGCTCGGTCTTAATATATTCCACATACGCATAGGGCTGTTTACGTGATGTTTATGATAGTCAGTTAGCCCGTGTACAAACCCTCCAAATAGTTTTCCTACGACAAACACTACATTTCGTTGTTGTCCTATTAACGGATGCACCGTTTTGTATTCGTTATCATAACGTACCGCATTCGTCGCAGTATCCGCCGAAGCTATGGCTATGCACGCTGCTTTTACTTGTTCAATAGTTATTAACATATTTCATTCTCCTAAATTGGTGAGCAATGAAAGATTCGAACTTTCACGTCCTTTCGGACAGTGGATTTTAAGTCCACCAACGTCTACCGTTCCGCCAATCGCCCATTATTAAATTGGTAGGGATACGGAGAATCGAACTCCGACTTACTGCTTGAAGGGCAGTCGTTCTAGCCGTTAAACATATACCCCTACGATTTTTTGTTCAGCGTCTCTCCGCCATGTCACGCTGACTGTAGCTATCTGCGACCTCCGCGTTTGAGGACTAGCTCTTATTCACCCTGTCTGTTCGGTGTCTATGCTTGAGCTACAACACGCTTAAACAAGCCTGAGAGATTTAACCCCTCTGTAGTGGCTCTGATACTTTCAGTGAACTACTCTCAATTGAGAGTTTCTTGCTTCAACGACGTAGCCATCTACAGTCTCCATCAAGCGTTTATTCGGGCTATTCCATCCCTATTATGTTCAGTATACCACAAAAACAAATTTGGTGCCCATCCAAGGATTTGAACCTTGACCTCTTACGAGACTGGAACCTAAATCCAGCGCGTCTACCAATTTCACCAGACAGGCATTTGGTCAGCGCATATTGAATCGAACAATAGTCGGGGGTGCCACAAACCCAAGCTCTGCCACTGAGCTACACGCTGACCTACAGTATACCTAATCCGTCAAAAAGTTAGATGTTCGCTCTACAATTTTCTTAGGACGGCCCCTGCCTCTTTTAACCGGCGCACCTGTCTCTCGTTGATCCTGCTCACCTTGCTCTCCGTTGCTTGAATAATTCATGCCTATTCGCCGCATGTCGCCATATTGCGAATTGGCAGAATTGTATCCTGATGCCCATAATTCATTTTCTCTTGTCCCTTCCTCAAATGGATTGACTGTGGTGCGTTTCATTGTCCAATCGTTCCATCCACGAGTATACGCGGCATCTAATCGTTTCTTTTGTTCAAGTGCTTCCCGTTCGGGATTACTGATAGGGGGTAACGGTGCGTTGCTTTTTGTCTTACTCATTGTGGTTTCTCCTGCCGCTGAGTACGGCTTGATTCACTATACCACAAAACTACGCTGGCTGTCAGTGGAAGCATCGAACTTCCATTCTACCCTTCAGAGGGGTATGTCCTGCCGTTAGACGAACTCCCAAAAGGGAAATTGGTTAGGAGTGCGAGGATCGAACTCGCCTGAATGTCTTGCTCCCAAAGCAAGCGGCCCGCCAATGAGCCCGACTCCTAATGACTATGCACCGCTTAAACGCGGTTAATAGGTTGCTGGTATAGAGTCTTCACCATAACACGTATAGTGTACCACAATTTTAGACCTTATCCATTTCAATAGATTAAACTTAAAAATATCCTCTATTTTTGACCGGAATACTACCCATTTTTCCGGTCACGTTTAGGTTCCTTTTGAATACATTGCTTACTGTTTCGAAATAGTAAATGGTGGAAAGTCCGGGGTTTGAACCCGGAACCTTTTCCTTAAGAGGGAATTGCTCTAACCATTGAGCTAACTTTCCTTGGTCCTTCCCCCGAGACTTGAACTCGGAACACTTTCCTTAAAAGGGAACTGCGCTGCCAATTGCGCCAGAGAAGGATATTGAATTGTAAATTGGAGGGGAATAAAGGACTCGGACCCTTCACCAAGAAATTAACAGTTTCCCGCTCTACCCCATGAGCTAAATCCCCAAATTGGTCCGCGAGGAAAGATTTGAACTTTCGACCCTTCGATTATCAGTCGAATGCTCTACCAAAAAAACTGAGCTACACGCGGAAAAATGTTTACGACTCGCTTTAGAAGCGGATCGTATTAATGCGTTTATAGAGAGCTACAACGTATGGCATGTTCGTTCTTATAAAAGTATACCTTAAAGTCAGCCCCTACATTCTGTTGCGAAGGTAGAATAAGGATGTTAAACAGGCTATCTATCACTGACTTTAAAGTTTCTTAGTGTGGCGCTCTGTAAGTCTTTGCGTTTCAGTCCTGTATGGACTCCCACTCGGCTTTCGGCTTCTTCCGCCCGTTCCGCGTTCCTAAGAAAATGGTGGGCAATACAAGATTTGAACTTGTGGCTTCCAAGGTGTAGGCTTGGCATTCTGGCCGCTGAATTAATCGCCCGAAAAAAGTACAGTGGTTTTCATCTTGACTGAGGACACCCGGAGTCCACTCTACGCCACTGCTCGTGTAGGAATCGAACCTACTTCCCAGTCTTATCGTACCTACTTCTTCTTAGTAGGTTTTGAAATTGGCTTTTGCTTGTTCGTCTCAGCAGGATTCGGCTTCGCTTTCGTGCGTTTTGTAGTTTTTCCCATGTCTTATTCTACCTCATCCGGTGAAACACG